TCCTGGTCGGCAAGCCGGTCTACATCGTCCCGCAGCTGCCGACGATGGCGGCCAACGCGAAGTCGATCTACTTCGGCGACTTCTCGGCGCTGAAGGTCCGCATCGCGGGCGGCATCCGCTTCGAGCGTTCGAACGAGTACGCCTTCGGCAACGACCAGATCGCGTTCCGCGCCCTGGTCCGCACCGGGGCCGTGACGGTGGATCCCAATGCGGTGAAGTATTTCGCCAACTCGGCAACTTAGAAACAAACGCAGTTCGAGCCGAACTGCGTTTGTTGTATCATTCTCATATGGAGACTGATAAGCGTCGAAGGCGCAATCCTGAAGGTGGACTTCCTCCCCGCAAGTGCAAATCTTGCGGGGAGGAGTTCATCCCCTACCGTTCGAACCACCTCGTATGTGGTCGTTCCTGCCGGGCGAAGCTTCCCGAGGAGATCGCGAAGGCGAAGGCGCGCAATAGCACGCCAGAAGCAAAGGAGCGCGTGCTCGCCTATCGCCGCTTACTGACGGCCTCAGATCCTGAGCGCCTGCGCAAATACAACCTGCGCGCGAATCTGAAGCGCTATGGCGTCACGATCGAATGGTTCGAAGCGAAGCTTGAGGAGCAGGCTGGCGGTTGCATCCTGTGTGGGCACATCCCTCCTCCGGATGGAATCAAGGCGGCGTCTCGCTTGCACGTGGACCACGATCACGCCACTGGCGCTGTGCGCGATCTTCTCTGCGGCAGGTGCAACCAAGGGATCGGGTTTTTCGGTGATAACCCGGAACTCCTCCGCAAGGCCGCCGAATACATCGAACGGCACAGAGGAACCTAAGAAGGAGTACCCATGAAGGTGCGCATCGTCGTGCAGCCCACCGGCCTCATCAATGGCCAGCCGTGGGCTCCTGTCGGCGAGGAGATGGACCTCCCCGAGGCTGTGGTCGAGACCATGAAGGACGCCGGCTACCTCGAGGTCGTGGAATCGCGCCCAGCAGCGAAGAAGGGTGTCGAGAAGCGCGACACGAAGGTCAAGGAGTAGTCGATGGCTCTCGGGTATGCGTCCGGGCTGCGTAACGCCCAACTGGATGCGATCACCACGTTCGCCGGCAACTCGGGCAAGCTGCGGATCTACAACGGCACCCGCCCAGCGACCGGCGGCACCGCGACCACACTGCTCGCGGAACTGACCTGCAACGCCACGTTCGCCCCCGCTGCTTCGGGTGGCGTTCTGACGCTGAACGCGATCACCCAGGACGCTTCCGCTGACGCCACCGGCACCGCGACATGGTTCCGGCTGGTGAAGTCCGACGGCACCACGCACGTGCTGGACGGCGACGTCGGCACGTCGGGGTCGGACCTGAACCTGAACAGCACCAGCATCACTTCCGGTGCCACAGTTTCCGTTACGTCGTTCACCATCACTTGCGGCAACGCCTGATCGCCGGAGGAGTTCGGTGAACCATGACCGCTCCGACGTTCACCAACCTCACGGCGAACGGTGCGTCTAGCGCCACATCGTTCAACACGGCATCGGTCTCGCCGACCGGGAACCGACTGATCCTGGTTTCGATCCACGCCTACATCTCCACCGGCTCGGCACAGCCGTCTGCGCCGACGGTGACCGGCAACGGGATCACCTACACGCTGATCGGGTCGGGGCAGGACGTCGACAACGTAGGCACCGACCGGGCGACGATGTGGATCTACCGGGGTATGGCGGCGTCACCGTCCACAGGTGCGATCTCGATCAGCTTCGGCGCGACTACGATGACCCGCTGTTTCTGGTCTGTCGACCAGTCGGATGCGAACGTAGACACATCGGGAACGAATGGGTCGGGTGCGATCGTCACCGATCCGCCGGTCGGTGTCACGGTGGCCGCCGCAACGGGCACCGGCAACATCACTTACTCCCCGGCGATGACCTCTGGGAACTCGGCGTTCGCGGCGATTGCCCACCAGTCGAACGAGCAAGTCACCCCCCGCGCTTCGTGGACCGAACTTGCCGACACGTTCCCGGTGACGCTCGGAAACATCGAGACCCAGTACTTCGCCGGCACCGACACCGCCGCATCCGGCACGTGGACCACGTCGGCCCGCGGTGCCGGTATCGCGCTGGAGATCAAGGCCGCGGCCTCTGGAACCACTGGGACAGTCGCCGTCACCCAGGCCGCGAACACGGCGTCAGCGTCGGGCATCCTCGGCTATACCGGGACCGTAGCCGCCACCCAAGCGAACCAGACCGCGAGTGCGTCGGGGCAACTCGGCTACACGGGAACCGCAGGGGTCACACAGGCGGCCAATACGTCCTCTGCGTCTGGGACCGTCACCTCATCTGGCTTCACTGGTTCGATCGCCGCTACACAGGCTTCGCAGACGTCGAATGCGTCGGGTGTCCTCGGGTACAGCGGAACCGCTGTCATCGTCCAGGCGGGCAACACAGCGGCTGCCAGCGGCAAACTCGGCTACTCGGGAACTGCGTCGAGGACCCAGGCGAACCAGACCGCGGCAGCGGCGGGTGTCGTCGCCAACCCGGTCGCCGGTACAGCTGCCACCGCCCAAGCCAGTCAGATCAGCACCGCATCAGGTTCGACGCAGCCGCTGGTGACGTTCGGCACCGCCTCCGCGGGGGCCGGAACCAGGCCTACCGCTCAGGGAGCGACGGCACCAGTCCCCACCGCAGTCGCTGCTGCTTCAGGTGTGGCGTCCGCATCAGCCAGGACCGTGACCGTTCCCACCGCGACAGGAGGATAGATGCCGTACGACATCGGCGATTCCGTCTCGATCGCATGGGACGTGAAGGACTCCACCGGCACGCTGACGAACGCCAGCACGGTGACGTTGACGGTGACGAAACCGGACGGCACCCCCGAAACCCCCACCGTCACGAACCCGCCCGCTTCGACGGGCCAGTACCGCGTCACCTACGTCCCCGCTCTAGCTGGTAGGTATGCGTGGCGAGCCGTCACCACGACCCCGAATACCGCCTACCAGGACGTGTTCGAGGTCCGCGAGACCGTCTCCCCGTCGCTGCTGTCGCTGGCCGACGCGAAGGCGCACCTGAACATCACGTCCACCACCTACGACGACGAGCTCCGCGAATACCTCGAGGCGGCGACGGAGATCGTGGAGTCCTACGTGGGGCCGATCGTGACCCGCACTCACACCGCACGCGTTGACGGATACCGCAGCGCGATCCCACTGCCGCACACGCAAGTGACTGCGGTAACCGCAGTGACGCTGGTCTCCGACGGCAGTAGTCCGATCACGTTGTCCGATCTGGCGGTCGACACCGCCACCGGAGTGATCTCCTACAAGGCCGGCGGGACTTTCCCGTATGGGCAGATGGACGTCACCTACACGGTCGGGCGCTCGCTCGTGAAGGCGAACTGGACCCTCGCGGCGAAGATCATCGTGCAGCACAACTGGGCGAGCCAACTCGGGAACCTGCCCAGCATCCAGGGCGATGACCCCGGCTACGTCGTGACCGGCTCCGGCTACCTCGTCCCGTACCGGGCGATCTCACTGCTGCAGCCCGATGACGTCCCGGTCGGGTTCGCGTGAGCACCAAGGTCGACGCGGTCTGCCTCGCACTCACCGCGCTGTGGACGTCTGCGCTGACTGACGTGCAGGTTGCGGATGGGCCACAGGCGAACAGTGATTCAGGGAATGACTGGCTTTTCGTCGGCGCAAACGGAGACGCCCCCGACGAGTCAACCGAAGCGGCTGCTGTTGATCAGTCGTGGATGGCGTTCGCGAAGACCATGCAGGAAACAGCGCAGGTCACCTGCGCCATCGTCTGCCGCCGAGGTGACACCGACATCCCCACCGCACGGGCACGCGCCTACGCGATCCTCGCCTCCGCTGAGACCGCGCTACGGGCTGACCCTCTCCTCGGTGGCGTGGTGATGCAGTCCTACGTCTCGGCGCACCAGTACATGCCGGCCCAAACGTCGCAGGGTGCCAAGGCTCGCGTCGTGTTCACGATCACCTACCAGGCCCAACTCTGATTCGGGAGAACGAATGGCAACCCTGACAACCCAGTCGATCACCCGTGCGGGGGTGACGCCCACCTTCACGGCGGTGGCCGGCGGCGGTGATGCCTGCGAGTGCGGCGACGACGTCTACCTGGAGTTCAAGAACACCAACGCCGCCACGTACACGGTCACGTTGGCGATCCCGTCCAGTGCCTCGACATACTCGAACGTCACCTACACCAACGTGGCGGTGACGATCCCCGCGACGACGGGTGACAAGCTGATCGGCCCGATCTCGGCGCTGTTCAAGGACCCCACGACGGGCCTGTGCACGATCACCTACACGGGCACCACCACCAACGGCACCGTCGCGTGCTTCAAGCTGCAGGCGCCGTGATGAACACCTACAAGGCGACTTCGCCGGCCGCTGAGGCGGCATTCGACACGGGCGTGTTCGAGCGCGACTTCACCGCAGTTGAGGAGAAGGACTGGCTCGACTCCGGTCTCCTCGAACTCGTCCCGCGCACCTACAAGGTGCTGTCCAACAACTACAACGCCGCGGAGCAGGGCGAGACCTTCGAGGGCTCGTTCCCCGTCGAGATCGAACAGGCGCTCATCCAGGGCGGACACATCAAGCGGGTTGAAACGCCAGCAGCCAAGGCTGCGGAGAAGAAGGAGAAGTAACCGTGGCTTTGTTCGCAATCACTGACGCATACATCAGCATCAACGGCGTCACACTGTCCGACCACGCCAAGAGCGTGACCGTCGAGGACACTCGGGATCAGGTGGACTTCACCGCCTTCGGTGCCACCAATAAGGTGTACGGCAAGGGCCTCGGCGACGGCAAGATCACTGTCGAGTTCTACCAGGATTTCGCCGCGTCGAAGGTTCACGCGACCCTGCAGCCGTTGATCTCGTCCACCACGCCGTTTACGGTCGAGGTTCGCCCCACCTCTGCAGCGCGCTCCAGCACGAACCCAGCCCTCCTGATGACGGCACTGTTGTTCACGTACAGCGGCCTCGCCGGCAACATCGGTGACGCCTCCACCATGACGGCTGAGTTCCAGAACGCGTCGCAGACCGGGATCACCTACCCGACCTCGTAATGCCAAGCATCGAGATCCAAGGCGGCGACCACTTCGCTCGGCTCGCTGCGAGGATCCGCAAGGCCGAGGGTGAACTGCCGCACGAACTCATCGAGGCGCTCGAGCGTGCGGCGCCACCCTTGAAGCGGGCCGCGAAGGCGTCTGCGGCGGCGAACCTGCCGCATCGTGGCGGACTCGCGGGGATTGTCGCGTCGTCGGGGATGTCAACCCAGCGGCGAGCCGGCGGGATTCGGATCGTTGCCAGGGGCATCCAGCAGCTGAAGTTCACGAACACCGGACGAGTCAGGCATTCGGTGTACGGCAGGCCTGGAACGTGGGTGACGCAGGCGATCCCGAAGGCGCGCGGCTGGTTCGACAAGCCAATGCATGACGGCGCGCCCAGAGTGCGCCGTGAACTCAACAAGGCGCTCGACAAGATCGCCCGGAAGATCGCTTAGGACCAGCGGCCCCGTTTCCCTGACCGGACGGGGTCGCTGTTCAATCCACGGTCAGGAAGGTCAGGAGAAGTCATGGCAGTCGTCAAGATGAAGGTCACCTACCAGGACGGCCGTGAGGCAGATGTCATTGCGTCGCCTCGCGCGCAGGTGATGACAGAGGAGCGTCTCGCGGGAATGCCCGATCGGAGGATCCTGGGCCACTTCTACCTGGCATGGGCG